AACTTTTAGGGATTAAGGATGTTCACATAAAAACGCAACCAGATAATTTAAAAACTTCAGTCATAACAATTAGGATGGTTGACATTAGAGGTAAGGCACTTTTTGAAAAGGGACCGGCATCAATATATTCGACGTTTTTTCATTTACCGTATCCGATATTTACATTAACAGTTAAAGGGTTTTATGGTGAGGCGGTAACCTATAGTCTGATTTTGTCTAATGCGGTTAAAGTACAATTTGAAACGGATGGTGATTATTATATTACGGCTACGTTTATGGCGACTAACCAAAAACTATTAAACGATATTAGATTATCAGACGCGATAGTGGCCCCATACCTATATGAAAAAAAGACAATTAGGGAAGGTAATGACGGAGCTCTAAGTGTTTGTAAAAACACTATGGGGTACGATATATTACAGACTATTTACTCGGAATATGTGAGTGATGGGTTGGTGAGTCCGATACTGGCCGAAAAGCCGATGACAATACCACACCTAATGGAGTATGTAAACCAATTGGATATAAAATTAGAAAATAATTTATTCGCGGAGAAAGACATTTCTTTTTTCTCTGAGATTACTAAATATGGTCACCTACTAAAGACCTTAAGTACTGCGGTTACGGAGTGGTTTAGGACATATACTAACGTAGGGAATCCAGTGCCAATTCTTGGTACAAACGATAGTTACGTAATTTTCAAAAAAGAATATTTAGACGGTATCGATAGGAAAGATAAAGTTGATGTATTGACAGGAGACCGTAACGACACCCTTAAAACTATTTTTGATGGGTTCAAAAAGAAATTAGGGGAAGTTAAATATTTTGGAAAGGGTCCGAATACGATAACATTAGAAAACGGAACTAAAGGTAAATCTAAATCGGGGGATGAAATAAGTTTTAACCCGCCAAATCTTTCTAATTTAATTTTCAACGATTTCTATTTTGGTAATGAGAAGAAACGACAAATGCAGATTTATCAATTTGAGGGTAAAGTGGAGAAATTACTTGAAGAGTATAATTCAGAATTTAGTAGTATAAAAGATAAGGTACAGTCGATTTTAGAGAAAACACAGGAAGAGACGTTAGGGTTTAAACCGACATTAAAGAATGTGATGGGAATTATTTTAGCAAACACGGAATGTTTTTTAAGGGTAATGGATGAGACTCATAGGTTAGCGTATAGTCAGAGGACTGATAAGTCGAGAATTAATACGGTTAAGTCAATACCTGAAAACCCTGATAATGTAAACGATAATGTATATCCATTCCCGACAGTATATGGGAAAAACAAAAAGGGGGTTACCGAACAAGTATACCCAGGGGACCCTAAGATTAAGCATCTTACTAAAGGTGCTGACTTGACGGTTTGGCCTGAGGTTAAATTAGTCAATGAATACTTAGAGGTCTTGTTGGAGATTAACGATAATTCTGCAGGTGAATTATGTACCTCGGCGATTGAGGAGTTGGTAGGTACCAACTTAAAGGAAGATAAAAACATAAACATTTTCTCATCTGATGTAACACTTAATGATTCGATTTATTCGGATGCTGAGTTTACTAAGATAACGTATGGGATTTATAATAGAATAATATATTCGGTATTTGGGACTGGGTTTTCAATAGATACGATTAAGTCGTTAGCTAAGGAAGACGCTAAGAACGTAACGAAAATAATAAATAGGTTGAATAGTGGTCGAAAATTATTCACTAATGAGACGACTTTCTTTAGTCAGTTATTTAATGAAAATTTCTTACAAAAGGATACCTCACTTATTGAGGAAGCGAAGGAAAATAGATTGACTAAGTCATCAGAAAAAACTTTGGAGGACGAGAACTCGTTTAGAGTTATAAGTGATGGGGGTTCGGGTAAATCAATCGAAGACGGAGATAAGGTTTTCAAAAAAGAATTTAAAAGTTACGTTACGAACGGATTTGAACCATACCCTTTCACTGATAGTGATTGGGTTAGTAATAATTTGGAGTATGGTAACAATGTTTTTAATAGGTCTAAGAGTTACGAGTTTAATACTGACTATAATTATCCAACATCTACGGGTGGTGAAGATGAGATTAGTTTAATAACTTACTACGACCCATTACTAACCCCAGGGTTTGTTACTACGGATAACTTAATCGCGAGAGCGTATTGGTTATTACAAACACAAAAAACGAAATCACTATTGGATGTTTATTCTGATGAAGGAGTTAAAGAAAATTACTTTGCGAGGTTTTTAGGTGGGGATATTAAGGAAATTTCGAAACTACAAATGTTAAAGTGGGGTTCGGCGTGGTATAGGTATACTCAGAATAAAATTGATGGGGTGGACATTATGAGTGAGATATGGAAAGATTTAGATATCTCACAATACAACGGTCTTGGTCTATCGATTAGTGGGGATGACAATACATTTGTGTTTGATAAAAACGCGAATCGTTTCGATGTTGGATTCTACCCGGAACTTAACGCTAAGATTTTAAGTGGTCTGTTAGGTGAGGAAATTGAAGTGTCTGACTTACAGGGGTTAATTGATAGTGGGTCCCTTATTATTAAAAAGGGTGCTCCGATTAAGATAATTCCTGACGTGATTGACGATACTACCGTTTTTAGATATATCTCTCCGTGGAAATCATATTTCACTGGAAGGGACGATAACGGGGATTTCATGTATGTTAATTTACCCTCATTTGTTGAGCACTTAACGGATAAAATTGATACGATTAAAGAGGATGAGGTCCACTTGATTATCAACGCATCGATTAATCAGTCGTGGGATGATAGTATTAATGTTGTTAGGATGAGTAGTCTTGAATGGAACAACCCTTCGATGATACCGTCATCGGATAAGTTCATATTTGATAAGGATGGGGAATTTACGGGTGAATCTATTGAGTCACTAAGTTCGTTATTTAGTTATCAATCATTGGAGAAATTTAAAGATATGTTTTTAGACTTTTCTAGGTCTAAGGATGAAATTGTGGTGGGGGAAATAGTTGCGGAGGACCTATACGGGAACCTAATAAGTGTTGAAAATGTAGGGTACTCAAGTGATAACGGAGAAAGTATAAAGGATATTGGTTTAGATGTAACTGAAATGGTTTCGTTTGATAAGTCAATTAATGTTGAGTATTCGATTATATCGTCATTAACTAATACTAATATTAGTAGTGGAATAAAGACAGACCCATATGTGGGGATAGATTATACCCTGTTTGATGTGATTAACGGACCACTTTCCAACGGTAGTGTTAACATTAAAAGAAGGTTTTTCTTCGAGTTAATGGATATAGACGCTAGTGAGGATAACATGATAAAATACAAGGGTATCGTGTCGGTTTTTGCTCAGTGGGTAAAAGATTTAGATGTATCGACAATCGACGGAGATACGTTCAAGTCGTACCTAACCAGTACCGTAATGTTAGGTGTTGTGGATAAGTTAGATACCTATACCGAAACTATGTTTACATACCTTAAGGGTAGTGTTGTGATTGATGGGGAGACTGAGGAAATAGCAAAAACAAATAAGTCCTTAGGGGATAATTATGACGTACATAATTCTATCTATAGGTCATTGAAAAATATAAACGACGCTTGGATTGGTGGTCGTATGAGTTGGAAGAAAACTAACTTAGCGAAATTATTCAAATATCTTAATTATCATAACGAACCGATAGGAGATGATTTTATAATGGACGTCAGGATAATCAAAGACCATTTTGAGTCAATGAAAAAGGGTAAGAGTATCGGTAGTTTCATTTCTATGTTACTGAAAGGTAATTCACTATCGGAACCGATTTCTATGGGGGCTAGTACGAATTACTTTGGTAATTTAGTGAGTAGTGACGATAAGATTAAAGACGCGGGTAAAGTAGCTGAGAGTATCTTTGGTGTTCACACTAAAGTTAAGTCCAACTCACTACCTGGGTTCGTAGTTTATTTTAGGTCACACTCTTCTGAGTATCTAAAGATTAAGAAGTCCAATTTTGGGTATCGTGATGATGGTGTGGATTTAGCGTCAGGTAAGAAAAATGCATTATCAAGTCAGGTACTGACGAAGAAGAGGATTACTGAGGGTAATCGAGGTATTAGTTTCAACGTCGACTTTGGGGTTCAAAATCAAAATATGTTTACCGATTTTTCGATACAATCACATGATGGTGCGAAGTCGGGTGAGGAGTTAATCGTGGTTGAAAATTTAGCAAACCAAAATAATGGGGCGTCTACGACTACTATCGCAACTAACTTAATGGAGTTGATGAAGACTAGGGTTTACTCGTGTACCATTAAATCTATGGGTAATGTAATGATACAACCTTTTATGTATTTTAATTTGAGATTCATACCGATTTACTCTGGGTCTTATATTATATTGTCAGTTGAACATTCAATGTCTCCGGACACTGGTATGGTAACGACTTTTACAGGGGTTAGAATATCGGAGGTTGGATTAGGTAGTCTTAATAACGCGATGGTTAAGGCTAATGTGTCCTTATTAGAAAGTTTAATTAAGAAGTTAAATAATAAGGTACAAACCCTTAAATCCGCTAAGGACCTACCACAATACTCTGGTGATACGAACGAACAAGGAGGGGTTAACGAGGCGATTACTAAACAAGGTAATTGTAAACTATCGAGTCGATGGAAAGAACTTGAGTTATACCAAATTAAGAACACGTCGACGACTAAGTCAAATAAAGAAATGGTTGACTATTCGATATTAGCGGTCCAAGGGTTAGATTTAACTAATGAGGGAAAAGAAAACTTAGCGAGATACGTATTCTCTGTTGTTAAAAGAGAGCAGGGTAGGGGTAACGGAGCTAGATTCTATCATGATAATCCATTTGGTTATCACGTAGATAATGGGAGTACACAAGCATTTAAGAAAAATGTTAAGGGGTATTTTTGTCCTATGGTTAGTGATGGGTATAAAAGGGCTACGGCGTTATTCCACAACCCAAATACGGAGAGTGTTGATATTGGAATCCCGAGAGCATTAAACTCTTTTGCGATTGATATGAAATCTAGAGGTGAGAACTTTTTTAATGACAGTTCATTTTGGGATACTGACAATGCTGGTTCCGAGACATACTTAGCGTCTTTATGGGCGTTCAGATGGAACACGTCATACAAAGCAATTAAAAGTGGGGGTCGTAAAGGGGTGTTAATCACCGACTTCACAAATGGAGAGGTTAAATACAAGGGAGGTAAAACTAAAAAGTACCAAAGTAGTATAAAAAGTTTTAAATCGTTCATGGGAATCTTTAATAGATTAAAATAACTAACATTTCATTGTTAGACTATATTTATATGTAAACCAAGTTATGGAAAATAATAAATTACAAAACGCGTTAAATCAGTTTTTAGGTAAGAATGTTGTCGTAGAAGACAAAGGGGAATACCAAGAAGTATGTGACCTACAAACTGGTGATTGTTATACGATAAGGACTAAAGACGGTCTAATCGAAAGATTAGATAAGAAGTTCGTAACGGAAGACGGAAGAACATTATTAAGAGGTTAAACCTTATTCTTATGAAAAAAACAGAAAAAACACTTTTAAAGGAAGAATTATCTAGATTCTTATCTATTGGAAAATATGTGGTAAACTTAAAGGAACAGGAAGAAGAGGATTTTGAATCTGATGAACCTGCGATTGACGGTGGTGAGGAATTAGATATGGACGAACCAGTTATCGATGATATGGAGAGTACTGATGAATTGTCGGTTGATGGTATGGAAAGTGCTATTGAAGGTGGTGAGGAATTAGATATGGAAGAAGCTCCGTCTGAAGATACTGAAGAGGTTGATGTAACTGATTTGGTAAATGGTCAAAAAGAATTGGAGGGTAAATTTAAAGATACTGAGGATAAAATCGGACAGTCAATGGAAAAAGTTGATACGGTTTTTACTAAGTTAGATGATTTAGAGACTAAGATAGGTGAGTTGGATAAGTTATATGGGGCGATTGACACATTAGGTCAAAAGATAGACCAGTCTAAACCAAAAACACCGGAAGAGAAATTAGAATTACGTTCTTTAGATTCTTATCCATTTAATCAAAAATTGACGGATTTCTTTGATGAGAAAGAGGTTGAAATGGAGGCGACAGGGAAAAATGAATATATATTAACTACTGACGATGTTTCAAATATGTCGGATAAAGAAATTAAGGATTCTTTTGTGGTTAACAAAGATACGGATGGAGAATAATATGAAAAAAATTAGACTAACGGAAAAAGATTTGCAGTTGATGGTTGAAACGGCTATCAAACAACAGAAAAGTAAGTTATCTAAGTATGAGTCTGTTGATGATATTGCGGATTGGTCTAGAACCATATCGATAGTATCTGGAGACGATTTTAAATACTTAAATTCGAGTAGGTTTAGAGTTGCGTCCGACAGTGATAATGAGTACTTAGCTCATTGGGACCACAAATTACAGAAAGGATTTTTTGATGAGATGAGTTTAATCCCTACGGATGTATTAGACTCGTTAGGTATTGTTTCGGATGATAAGGACTATGAATATATTTCAGGTCTTAATGACGTCCAACTTTCAGAAGGAGAGGGTGGAGATACCAAGAATAGTAAGATACCTTTATGTGTTAGAGGTAAAGCAGCTGCTAAGGCGAAATTTGATACTTACCCGTCGTCATACTCTAATGGATTTGCGGTACAAGTTTGTTCAGGAAAATCTAAGGGATTGGATGGAGTGAAGAAATGTTCGGGTAGATTCTGTAAAGGGAAGAAATAAAACAAAAGACTTTATTAACTATATAAAAAGGATTATCATTTGGTAAACCTTTTTTTTATGTCATTTTATTACCGTTACGGACAACTTGAAACCACCCACCCATGGGATAGACCGACGTGGGAAAAATTCTACCAATGGTGGGATGAAATGAAGACGATGGACGGTCTTGAGGATTATGAGTTATATGTTGTTGGTGGTATGTTACATGACCCTGAGACTACGTGGGATGTTGACGTATTAATAACTGGTAGACCTAAAGACTTAGATGTCTTAGGGGAAATCATCACTAGAGGTCGAGACTTAGCGATTAATAAGTATCACATATTTGTTGATTTATTTTGGTACTCTAGTATTGAATTTTGTTATGAGGAGGTGATTGAGGAGAACGTTAAGTTCTACATAAGAGGTACGATATGTGGGGATGAAGTGAAAATGAGGGACGGAGTTATCCTCATTGAGGATATTATCGGTGTCGATAAAAAAATGGAGGGAAATCTTAAATTCCCTGTGGATTTCCAAGTCGGAGTACAACCAAACGAAAAACAAATACATAAGGGGTTGAACCGTAATTGGCAACCACCAATTCTACTGAAAAGAGAATAAAACTCAAAATATTTTAGTTGACTTTCAATGAATTTTGATTACCTTTGTATAGGGTTAAATAACCAAACAAGGGAAACAAGGTTCAATAACCGAACAATAATTTAATAACTAAAAACAGTAAAAATGTCAAACATTCTAGACGCAGTATTGCAACAGTATGAGTCGAATAAAATCGACACATCGTCTTCATCGGGTAAGATGTCACAAGACGAAAGATTAAAAAAGTATTTCACCACTATCTTACAAAATGGTGAGAGAGAAGGTCAGAAACGTATTCGTATTCTACCTACAAATGACGGAACTTCACCATTCAAAGAAGTATGGTTCCACGAAGTTCAAGTCGGAGGACGTTGGATGAAAATCTACGACCCGGGAAAAAACAAAGGAGAACGTTCACCTCTTAATGAGGTTAACGAGGCGTTGATGATGACAGGTACAGAGCAAGATAAGGTTTTGGCTCGTCAATATAAACCAAAAAAATTCTATATCGTTAAGGTTATCGACCAAGATAAAATTGCGGATGGGGTTAAGTTTTGGAGATTCAAACACAACTATAAAGGTGATGGTATTTTAGATAAAATCATTCCAATTTGGAAGAATAAAGGTGATGTTACGGACGCTGAGAAGGGACGTGATTTAATTTTATCATTATCGTTGGTGAAAGCACCAAACGGAAAAGAATATACTAACGTATCGTCTATCATGTATGATGACCCTACACCGATATCTGAGGATACGGACACAATGGAGACATTCTTAAAGGATGAGATGACATGGGAAAACGTTTACTCTAAAAAACCTGAAGAATATTTAGACGCTATTGCTCAAGGGCATGAACCACGTTGGAGTTCTGAGGTTGGTAAATATGTTTACGGTGATGGTTCACAAACTATCGAAATTTCAGGGGGAACGTCTACGACTAAAGCCGTTGAAATTGCTCCAATCGCGGCGACTATTGTTGACACACAGGCGGGTGCAGCAGTGAATGAGGACTTACCGTTCTAATAAAAACAATATGATGGTAACGACACAAATGTCGTTACCATCTTTTATATAACAAAACATGGCAATTAAGAAAAAAGACTTTAACACTATTAAGGCTAAGTTTTCTAAACAAGCTAAATTCAAGGCAGATAAATTCTACGATTTGGGTAAGGCGTTTTTAGATGCTACGGGTTTACCGGGACCGGCGATGGGACATATTAATATGTTCTTAGGACATTCGGATACGGGTAAAACCACGGCGTTAGTAAAAAGTGCGGTAGACGCACAAAAGAAGGGGATATTACCAGTATTCATTATTACCGAACAGAAATGGGATTTTCCACACGCGAGATTGATGGGGTTAGAAGTTGAAGAGGTGGTCGATGAAGAAACGGGTGAGATTGAATTTGACGGGTTTTTCCTATTCAATAATCACTTTGAATATATTGAACAAATCACTGACTATATAAACGAATTGTTGGACGCACAGGAAAAAGGTGAATTGGACTATGATTTATTATTTCTATGGGATTCCGTGGGGTCCATACCGTGTAAGATGACGTGGGATGGTAAAGGAGGTAAACAACATAACGCCTCGACATTGGCTGATAAGATAGGTATGGGTATTAATCAAAGGATTTCAGGTTCTAGACGAACAGACAAACCACATACCAACACACTATTAGTGGTAAATCAACCGTGGGTTGAGTTACCTGATAACCCATTTGGACAACCTAAGATTAAGGCTAAGGGTGGGGAATCACTGTGGTTAAATTCAACATTAGTATTCTTATTTGGTAATCAAAAGAACGCGGGAATAACAAAGATTTCAGCGGTTAAGAATAAAAGGAAGATTAAATTCGCTACGAGAACTAAGGTATCTATAATGAAAAATCACGTAAACGGATTAGGTTACGAAGATGGTAAGATTATGGTCACACCTCATGGGTTCTTAGCGGGTAAAGATGCTGCAGAGGAAAAGAAATCGGTTGAAAAATACAAAGAAGAGAATTCAGAATTTTGGAAAACACAATTAGGTGTTGACGGAGATTTCGGGTTTGATTTTTAGTAACAAACAAAAAAAGAAGTTGAACGTATATAGTGAGAATACATGAAAAATACATTAATTGTCGATGGAGACAATTTATTTAGAATTGGATTTTACGGAGTTAAGAACTTTTACTCAAAAGGACAACACGTAGGTGCTATATATCACTTTTTAAATACACTTAAGAGACATCTTCAGACCTATAACTACAACAAGATTGTTGTGTTTTGGGATGGGTCTGAAAATTCCTCTTTCAGAAGGAAACTATTTCTTCACTACAAAGATAATCGTAATTCAAGAAATTTAACGGAAGAACAACAAGAATCATTCACGACGCAAAGGAATCGGGTTAAACAATACTTAGAAGAGTTATTTGTTAGGCACGCGGAGTTCCAACTATGTGAGGCTGATGATGCGGTTGCATTCTATTGTCAAAATTCGGAAGGAGAAAAGAAGGTAATATTCTCTTCGGATAAAGACTTAACCCAACTTATAAGTAATGAGGTGAGTATCTATTCGCCAAGTAATTCCTATATGTATGAGAAGGGAGATAAAATCGTTTTAAATAAAATTGATTTCCCATCATATAATGTTGCTCTCACTAAAATCTTCGTCGGAGATAAGAGTGATAATATCGACGGGATACATTATTTAGGTGAAAAAACCTTTGTAACTTTATTTCCTGAGGTTTTGGAGAGAGAGTTAACGGTTGAGGAGATTATGGAAATGGCGGAAACCAAATTTAAGGAGGATAATAAGAATCGATTATTAGCTAACATATTAACGGGGAAGACTAAGAGAGGTGTATTTGGAGAAGAATTTACAGTAATAAATAAACAAATCGTGGATTTAACCGTACCTTTGTTGACTGATGATGCAAAAAATGATATCATTGAGTTAATAGAACAACCTATGGACCCGAGTGGTCGTGGGTGGCAAAATCTAATTAAAATGATGCATGAAGATGGGTTATTTCAATTTTTACCAAGAAAAGATGACGGATGGACGGAGTTCTTCACTCCATTTCTGAAGTTAGCGAGAAACGAAAAACAAAAATTTAGTAATACAAACAAAAGAAGAAGAAAATGAAACAAACAAAAGACGACAATTCAACAAAGTTTGAATTCCTACTGAGATTAAATGATAATATTGTATGTCAAAGGTATTTTAATGTGAAGGGTCACAACCCTAAAATGATTAAATCTTTGGATTTACATGAAGAATTGGCTAGCGTTGTTGGGGAAATCCAACTCCAATTAATTGAGAAAACTCATAATTATATGTCAGAAAATGTCTCACAATATTATAGTGGACGTGAAGATGAGGGTGAGATTGGGAATACGGATTTTTTCACTATTACGATACTTAAAGACGAAAAAACTTTAATTACTCGTTATTTTGAAGCTCACATCTACCCACCTAAGGTTAGATTTACGGTGGACATTAGACCGTCGTTGAGAAGAATTTTAAAAGGATTCACTGACGTATTGTCAGGTAGAAATCCTACTACAAACTACTTAACTCAAGCTCTTTAATAGTATTTATTTCTTACAGGCAAGTAAAACAAAAACATAATTATGAAGGATAAAAATTTCGGGTACCTAGGACATACATTCCAGATATCATTGTTGAATCTCTTAGTTGAAGATAAGAGATTTGCGACGACAATTATCGATGTAGTTGACCCAAGGTACTTTGATAATCAGTATTTTAAGTTAGTTGCTCAGATGATTAAAGAGTACCATAAAAAGTACGAAACATCCCCATCATATGAGGCTTTAGAACAAATAGCTAGATTAGAGGTAACACAGGAAATGGCTCAAAGAAATATCATGGATATGATAATTCAGATTAAGTCACATGAGGTATTAGATACTCTATTCACACAAGAAAAGGCTACTAAGTTCTGTAAGCAACAAGAGTTGGGTAAGGCAATGGTCAAGGTTAAAGAAATCATGGATAAAGGTGATTTTGAAAACTACGAGAAGGCGGAACAATACATTAGAGAGGCGTTACAGGTAGGTGAAAAGGATTTAGGGACACAGGATGTTTTTGACCATTTGGCTACCGTATTAGAAGATGACTACCGTCACCCAATTCCAATGGGGATTGACGGAATCGATAACTTACTGAATGGTGGGTTAGCGAAGGGAGAGTTAGGGGTAATACTAGCACCTACAGGTGTTGGTAAGACAACGGTACTAACTAAAATTGCGAATACCGCATATAATTTAGGGTATAATGTTCTTCAGATATTTTTCGAAGATAATCCTAAAATTATACAACGTAAACATTTCACGCTTTGGACTGGGATTGCTCCTAGGGATTTGTCAGAACAAAGAGATGTTGTATTTGACAAAGTGAATGAGATTAAGGCTCAGAACAAAGGAAGGTTAATTTTAAAGAAACTTCCGTCGGATACGTTAACAATCCACCAAATTAAAAACCAGGTCCGAAAGATAATTGCAGAGGGAACAAAAATCGATTTGATTGTGTTTGACTACATTGATTGTGTCGCACCTGAGAAATCATTTAGTGGTGACGAATGGAAAAGTGAAGGGTCGGTGATGAGACAATTCGAGGCTATGTGTTACGAATTTGATATTGCTGCGTGGACTGCGACTCAAGGTAACCGAGCGTCTATTTCGTCTGAAGTGGTAACTATTGACCAAATGGGTGGTTCTATTAAGAAAGCACAAATTGGTCACGTAATCATATCGATAGCGAAGTCATTACAACAAAAAGAATTGGGATTAGCTACCATCGCAATTACCAAAAGTAGATTAGGACAGGATGGTATTGTCTTTGAGAATTGTAAGTTCGATAATGAATTAATCGATATCAGTACTGAACAGACGAATACGTTCTTAGGGTTCGAAGAAAACAAAGAAGAAAAACGTAGGGATAGAGTAATCCAAGCGTTAGAACGAAGAAAACAAACATTAGATAATAAAGTATAAAAAACATTAAAATTATTATGGAGAACAACATAGAGCCAATATTAGAGGAGAATAAAAGTCGTTTCGTACTATTTCCGATAGAGCATCACGACATATGGGATTGGTATAAAAATGCGGAGTCGTCGTTTTGGACGGCAGAGGAGATAGATTTATCTGCGGACCTGAATGACTGGGACGGGTTAAATGATGGGGAACAACATTTTGTTAAAAATGTATTGGCGTTTTTCGCCGCGTCGGATGGGATTGTAAATGAAAATTTAGCGGAGAACTTCGTTAGTGAGGTACAATATACTGAGGCGAAATTCTTTTACGGATTTCAAATTATGATGGAGAATATCCATTCAGAGACATACTCATTGTTAATCGATACGTATATCAAAGACAAAGAAGAGCAAAACAAACTATTCAATGCTATTGATACGATACCGGCGGTTAAGAAAAAGGCCGAATGGGCACTTAAATGGATTGAATCTCCGTCATTCGCGGAGAGATTAGTTGCGTTTGCTGCGGTAGAAGGGATTTTCTTTTCAGGGTCATTTTGTTCGATTTTTTGGTTAAAGAAGAGAGGATTGATGCCAGGTTTAAGTTTCTCGAATGAACTTATTTCTCGTGATGAGGCATTACATTGTGATTTTGCGGTTCACCTACATAACGAACATTTAATTAACAAAGTTCCGACTGAGAGAATTAGAGAGATTTTACTTTCAGCGTTAGAGATAGAAAAAGAATTCATTTTAGAGTCGTTACCCGTATCGTTAATCGGTATGAACTCAGACTTAATGAGACAATATTTAGAGTACGTAACGGACGGTCTGTTAGTATCATTAAAATGTGGAAAAGAATTTGGGGTGGAAAACCCATTTGATTTTATGCAGAACATCGCATTACAGAATAAGACTAATTTCTTTGAGAAGAGAGTGGCGGAATATTCTAAGAGTGGTGTTGGAGATAAAGAAAGTAGTTCATTGGTAGACCCATTTGCGTTTGACGGGGATTTTTAAAAAAAGATATGAGTAATATGAAAGTAATAAAGAGAGATGGTTCTACGGACACAGTTCGTTTAGATAAAATCACACTAAGAATAAAAAAACAAACATATGGGTTAAATATGGATTATGTTGATTACAACGCAGTAGCGATTAAAGTAATCACGGGTCTATATGACGGGGTAACTACGGATGAGTTAGACAACTTAGCCTCAGAGACTGCGGCTTCGATGACTACCATTCACCCTGACTATTCAATATTGGCGGCTCGTTTATCGATAACGGCATTGTATAAGAACATTGATAAAAATTTTACGTCGGTCGCGAAAACATTATATACGTATGTGGAACCTAAGACAGGTTTACAGGCGGGTATGATTTCAGATGGGACGTATTCGGTAATTGAAAAACATGGTGATGAACTGAACAAGATGATTGTTCACGACCGTGACTTTAATTTTGATTATTTCGGGTTTAAAACTTTAGAGAAGTCTTACCTATTAAAAGTTAACGGTAACGTTGCTGAGACACCACAACACCTATATATGAGAGTTGCGGTGGGTATATGGGGTGATAATTTAGTTGAGGTTGAAAGAACGTATAATATGTTATCAACGGGAGTTATGACACACGCAACCCCAACACTATTTAATGCTGGTACTAAAAGACCTCAATTATCGTCATGTTTCCTGTTGGATGTTGACGAAGATTCTATTAGAGGAATTTATAAAACATTGGCTGACTGTGCTGCGATTTCACAATCTGCTGGTGGTATAGGAATTAACATTCATAAGATACGAGCTAAAGGGGCGTACATAAAGGGTACTAACGGTACGTCTAATGGTATTGTTCCAATGTTAAAAGTCTTTAACGAGACTGCTCGTTATGTGGACCAAGGTGGTGGTAAGAGAAAAGGGTCGATTGCGGTTTATATTGAACCATGGCATGCCGACATCTTTGACTTCTTAGAGTTAAGAAAGAATCACGGTAAAGAAGAGATGAGAGCGAGGGATTTATTCTTAGCAATGTGGACTGCGGATTTATTTATGAAGAGAGTTTCGGAAAATGGTAAGTGGACACTCTTCTCGCCTGACGAAGTTCCCGGATTGATAGACGCATATGACGACGGTGAAGATAAGAAATTCACCCTTTTATATGAGCAATATGAGTCGGAAGGTAAAGGTAGAACGATAATGGCCCGAGAGTTATGGGCTAAGATAATAGAGTCTCAGATTGAGACAGGAACGCCTTATATGTTATATAAGGACGCCGCGAATGCTAAGTCAAACCAAAAGAACTTGGGAACTATCAAGTCGTCAAACTTATGTACTGAAATATTGGAATATACCGATAAAGATGAAACTGCGGTTTGTAATTTAGCCTCGATAGCACTACCAAAAATGGTTGAAATACCTACGGGTAAGGTTCGTTCACAAAACAAAGAGTTAAGAACGTTTGATTTTGATATGTTATATGAGGTTGCGTATAGGACCACTATTAACCTTAACCAAGTGATTGATATTAATTATTACCCAACACCTGAGACTAAGAAGTCTAACTTTAGACACCGTCCAATAGGTATAGGTATTCAAGGGTTAGCTGACGTATTTGCAATGTTAGGGTTACCGTTCGAATCTGAGGGGGCGAGTCAACTAAATAAAGAAATATTTGAAACAATATACTTTGCTGGTGTGGTAGCATCCAATGATATGGCAAAAAAACACGGACATTACGAGACCTTTAGAGGTTCTCCGATGTCTGAAGGTAAATTTCAGTTTGATATGTGGGGTGTTTCGGCAGACCAACTATCAGGACGATGGGATTGGGAAACACTAAGAGGTGAAGTAGTGGAACACGGGGTTAGAAACTCATTATTATTAGCCCCAATGCCGACGGCATCTACTGCTCAGATATTGGGTAATAACGAATGTTTTGAACCATTTACCGCTAATATATATAAGAGAAATACTTTGTCTGGTGAGTTTGTAATAATTAATAAGCACTTAATCCAAGATTTAGTTGCTTTGGGTGTGTGGAATGAAAATGTTAGATTACAGATGTTTGCGGGTAACGGTTCGGTACAACACATTAATGAAATACCTCAAGAGGTTAAGGATAGATATAAGACGGTATGGGAATTATCCCAAAGAGGACTTATTGATATGGCGGCTGATAGGGGGATATTTATTGACCAATCACAATCAATGAATTTATTTATGGAGGATGTAAACGCGGCTAAGTTGACTGCGGCTCATATGCATGGATGGAAAAAGGGATTAAAGACGGGTATGTATTACCTTAGAACAAGGCCAAAAACAGAAGCACTTAAAGGGTTAGGTATCGATATGACTAAAATCAAAGAGATTCCAAAGGAAGAGGTAAAGATTGTGTCGGCACTGCCGGAGCAAATTACGATTAAAACTGATGAACAATTATTAAAGGATATGGTGTGTTCACTGGATAATCCTGATGATTGTGAGGCTTGTGGGTCATAAAATGATAATAATATAATGTAAGGGGATGTGAAAACATTCCCTTTTTTTATTAAAACTATTTAAAAACCTAAAAAAAGAGTTAGTTTAATATTTATATAGAAACAGTAAATAATGGCAGACGCATTTAATTTTGGGATTAACTTTCCATTTACCGAATCTAAGGACGGAAAGTACTTAGACCTTACCTCGACTAGTGGTGATGAAGTTAGAGCGTCATTAATACATTTATTATTGACACGAAAAGGTAGTAGGTATTATTTACCATCGTTTGGAACAAAATTATATGAGTATCTTTTTGAGCCAATGGACCAATCGACATTTACTAAAATGCAGACTGAGGTTACTGAGTCGGTTAGGGAATTCTTACCGAACGTAACTATAAATAAAATAGAGGTAACTCCGTACTTAGATACTGAGGAATCGCCTGGGGAATATGTTACTGGGTTGGACGAAAGACTTTATAGGTCGGCTGCCGATGGTACGGAAGAGTATACAGTAAAACTAAGGATTGACTATTCAAGTAATTATGGTCAGTTCAAACAAAGGGATTATGTTATAATTAATTTATAAAATGGCAGAAAGAATATCATACACAGAAAGAGACTTTTTAGGGTTAAGAAATGAGTTAGTTAACTTAACTAAAGAGTATTATCCTGATTTAATTCAGAACTATAACGATGCGTCTTTATACTCAGTATTTTTAGACATGAATGCCGCTATCGGGGATAACTTACATTATCATATTGATAGAACGATGCAGGAGACGGTATTGGATTTTGCTCAGCAAAAACAGTCGATATATAATATTGCCAGAACGTATGGTTTAAAATTACCTGGAAAGAGACCATCGGTTTCTTTAGTTGATTTTACTATTACGGTACCGGTTTCGGGGGATAAGGAAGATGCTAGGTATTTGGGGTTACTTTCACGAGGAGCTCAAATAACGGGTGGTGGTGAGATATTTGAAACTGTTTACGATATTGATTTCTCTTCTCCATATGACCTTAAGGGTAATCCAAATAGAACTAAAATTCCGATTATAGATGCGAGTGGTAATATCACGGCATACAATATGACGAAAAGAGAGGTTGTTGTTAATGGAGTTACTAAGGTTTTTAAAAAAGTTATTAGACCAACGGATGTTAAACCATTCGCGAAGATATATTTACCTGACAATGATGTTTTGGGTATTGTTGGGGTAATTGAAAAACAAGGGACTACGTTCACTGCGATTCCATCGGATTCTGACTTCTTATCGTCAAAGACTAAGTGGGAGGAAGTTAAGAGTTTATCTCAGGACAGAGTTTTTGTACCTGACTATACATCACCTTCAGACCAACCAGGTTTAGTTAGGGGAAAATATAAGACTGTTAATCGAAGATTCATTAATGAGTTCACACCTGAAGGGTTTTCATTTTTAACCTTTGGTGGTGGTAATACATCCGCTCAGGACCAATTTGACACATTTGTTGATTTAGATGGCAATTATGACCTATTGGATTTCACGAATAACCTATCATTAGGTAGGTCACTTAAACCAAACACGACACTTTTCATTAAGTATCGAATAGGTGGTGGTATCACATCGAATGTTGGTGTTGGATTATTGTCAGGGTTAGGTGATTATGACTTAACGATGACGGGACCGTCACAAACAGTAAATACGAAAGTAATTAACTCTCTAAGAGGTGCGAATGTAACTGCCGCTATTGGTGGTGCCGACAAACCTTCGTTGGAAGAAGTTAGAAATATGGTAGCGTTTAACTTTGCGGCTCAAGAGAGAGCGGTAACACTTAATGATTACCGAATATTAATTAAGACCATGCCAGCAAAATACGGGGCACCTTCAAAGGTTACCGTATATGAGGAGGACAATAAGATACGTATTAACCTACTTTCTTATGATTCTAATGGTAACTTAACCTCTAAGGTCTCAAATGTCCTTAGACAGAACATTGCTGAATACCTTTCGGAATTTAGAATGATAAATGATTATATCGAAACTGAGGTTGCAGAAATCATCGACTTAGGTATTGAAATTGATGTTATATTGGATAAGAAAGTAAATCAAACGGAAATCATCTCTAAGATAATCACGGAGGTTACTGACTTTATGGATATTGATGGGAGAGACTTAGGTGAGCATTTATTTGCAGGTGAACTAAGACAATTAATTAATTCACAATCGGGAGTTGTTAACATTACGGATTTACGTATGGTTAATAAGACTAGTGAGGGATATTCGGATAGTAAAACGGCACAATCATATGTGGATGAAGATACTCAACAGATTAGGTTATCGGACGAGACTCTATATATGAGAAGTAACCAAATTTATCAAATCAGATTCCCTAAGAAGGATATTGTAGTTAGAGTTAAAACACTTTCAGCTCCAATCGTTGGATAATCTTTACTAAGTACATAGATTTACTATTTTTCTAAAGAGAAAATACGCCAAACAGTATTTATTTAAAAGAAGAATTATGTCAAAATCAATTAGAATACGAACGGAACCCGGTGTCGATACAAACATAAAGGTTAATATCGAGCAGGATTTCGATACTTTAGACATTTTATCTCTTAAGATGACTCAGACTGAAGCCTACACTAGTTTATGTGCGGATTTCGGAGTGGTTGTGGGTAGAGTTTTTACCAACGGAGGGTATGGTATCCCAAATGCAAGAGTTTCTATTTTTGTACCAATTGAGGACTTAGACGAGGACAATCCAGTTATTAATGAGATTTATCCTTATAAGACAATATCGTCTCGTAATGAGGAAGGATATCGATATAACCTACTACCAAAAACAAAACAACATTCAGGGCACACACCAACAGGTACTTTCCCCTCTAAATTAGAGGTTCTTACGGAAGACCGTGTATTGGAAGTGTATGAAAAATATTACAAATATAGTGCGAAGACTAATGACTCAGGTGACTTTATGTTATTTGGGGTTCCATTAGGTTCCCACACATTACATTACGACTTAGATTTATCTGATATTGGTTCGCAATCTTTAGTTCCTTACGATTTCGTATATGAAGGGGTGTCTCCTGAAAAATTCGAAAATGCGTATACGTTTATGTCGTCCGATAATTTAGATGGATTACCACAGGTGGTATCTACACAAAAAACTATTAATGTTGAGCCTTTTTGGGGTAACCCAGAATTGTGTCAAATAGGTATTACTCGTTCAGATTTCGATTTGAAGGAGAGAGGAGTGAGGATTGACCCATACTCGATAATGATGGGTGGAACGTTTACCGATTCAGGTAAAGACGCGATTACCGTTCGATGTAATGTCGATAATCAAATGGGGGAGAAATGTAGGTTGACGACATTTAAGGGGGATATTGAGAGTATTCGATTTTCAGGTGAATATGAAACTAATGATGAAGGTAAGGTTGACCTGTCTAGACCAATTTTAGAGTCGTTAAAAATTGACTCCCAAATTGACGAGAATGGGGTATTCTTTTATAGAGTACCGATGAACCTAAAATACATCACTACCGACGAATTTGGGTATATCGTGGAGTCTAAAGACCCCGATATTGGAATACCAACACAAGGGAATTATAGGTTTAGGTTTAGTCTTAACGAGGACACTGGAGCTAAAAACTCCTTTACTGGTAAATATTTGGTACCGAATGTTAGGGAGTACCACATTAATGACGGGGAGTTTTTTGGTAATTATAATACTATAGACTCTAAATCATATGCGTTCTCAACGGTATTGGACGATTATCCAACGCAGGCACATTCGGAAATATCGGGGACTAGTCAAAGTGCATTGAACAATGGACAGGCTGGGGTACCTCAGGACTATTTTTATCAGTTTAGGTATTCTAGGGTGTATAGTGCATCTAGTTTTTTAAATCGTTATGAGAAGAAATCATGGTTGGAACGTACATTTAATTTTTTGGTTAGGGATAGAAATGAATCGTTTATAGGGATAAAGGAGATATGGCCATCTGAGAAAGACGATTGTGCGACTACAAATAATTACTTCCCAATTAATGACGCAGTTAGGAATCATAGGTTTAATTTTTTCATATTAACAATAATAAGTTTTATTGAGTATATTGGACTAAGAATCCAACTTTTCTTTAAGGAAATAACCACGCAGATTCTTTTTGCAATCGCCGATATATTATCAAATACGGGGGTGTCAAACAAGGCGGCGGCTAAGATGTTTAGAAGAGCCAAGGAGTTCCAATTTCGTAATATTTTTAAGTTACAATTAATAACCTACCCTGATTGTTATGATTGTGAGGAGGATAACGAGGAAAATGAGACCGAAACTAATGTGGTTGCGATGTCTCAATTAGAGATAGACGATTTCGCCAATAATAACTCACCAATTTTTGTGGATAAAATTTTCTTAGAGAAATATATGGTTGCGAGTGATAATTGTGCTGAGTATGTAATTACTAATAATACTGGGTCTCAGATTTCGGTATCATATAATGATTGTGGTGGGGTGTTAACCGTACTTACCATTAATAGTGGTAGTACGAACGGCTCGGTCAAAGGTGAGGAAAATCAGACCAGTACGTTCCAGTCGGCATCATTAACGGTTGATAGTAGTACGGTTTTAAATGACGCGTCGTCCTTTAACCCTGACGATGATTTATACATACCAAGTAATGTAATTGCGGTCCCAACGGGAACTAACACACCAAATAATGGGTCTAATTTATTTATGACGTATATTATTGGGATTGATGTTTTAGGTTCAGGGATACAATATTTTGGTGGGGGTATAGGTCAACAATATGATATAATATATGATGAGGATACTACGACGTGGAAATTAAGTGGGGTTTATGGGTTAATAAATCAGGGGATAAGTTCGGCGTTTAACACTCCGTTGGATTCAACACAAAATGGTACGTGTCACATAAATCAAGGTGAGATAAAGATAAAGGAAATTTATAAAGTGGCCGACATTCTAATTGAGGATGTAATTTTTACTGAGGTTGAAAGTGGTTGTTCGAAGTATGATTTTATTATTGAGGATGAAGCTGGCCGAAACGGAGACATGAAATTACGACCATTTGAGGGTCCACTACAAGAAAAAAACGGGAATCCATTATTGACATATGCCAGTGCTAGGGATTATTTATTATCTAACCAGCCGATGTCTGGTCTTCCGTGGAATGTAGGTTACCAAACGTGGGCTCAATACAAATTAACTACTTCAGATGAATATACGAACAAGATAACCGGTGAAGGTGAGGGGGAGTGTGATGATAGACCGGAGTATAATGTTCTTGCGGTGGTTTCGGAACACAATAAAAGATTCACGTCGTCGATAAACAGTAATGATTTTAAAAATAATACACCACACTGTATAATTAATGGTAGATATTATGGTGAGGTAAAGAAGAAGGGTCCTTACTATACAGATAATAGTTTAACAAAAGATGGTACGTTATCTGGGTTTTCAGAGTTTAGAGATGGGGTTTTTACTATCGTCCCATTGGCAGGTAGAAATGGTGAGTTATTAAACACATATAGAAGACGAAAACTTTTTGGGAAGTTAATGTGTGGTGGTGTAATATCATACACGTTTTCAAACTCGTGGATAAACGGAGCTTTATATTTTTTCCAGTTCGTTAAAAAGGGGGGTAATAAATGGTGTAAAGATTGTCTATATAAGAAAGTTGACGAGACAGGGACACATTACTACTATAGGTCCACGCCATATTCTGAGGACTTTAAAGAAGGTGAAACACAATACAACTACACTAATGATGGAAGTGAGATAGGGGTTAATAGTGAATTAACTGACGAATACGATAATAAGAGAAGTGGGTTTCATGGGGTGAGGAAAATCTTCAATACTAATGGTATGTCTGGACTTCAGGGGTCTCAGGTGGAAATCAATTTCCCGACTACGGTCGTGGATTTAGGTCCTAGAAATACGTGGTTAAATGAAATCACTACGGACGCTGAGTTAGACCCAAACTGTTCGATTTCTAGAAGTATCGGTTCAACCTCATATAAGGGGGTTGACGATTTAATGGAGTATATTATACAATCTAAAGAAATTAAGGAGAGGGGTAGGTTAGATGTACAGGATTTATTTGATTCTCGAAAGGGTAGTATTGATGGGGATATCGCGCAATTACTTAATTTTAATACTCAAACGGGTATTTACCCATTTGAAAATGAGGAATTAGATTCTCCTTATATGTCACTTTATTCAAGTACTTTCGACAGTAAAGGACCTATAGGATTGAAGTTTTTCTACTCTGAAGATGACCCAGATACTGTAGAGTTAGAGCAGTCAGGTGTTTTGGTTAGGTCGTGTTTAAACGAACCGGGTAGGTTAGGTGATACATCTCAAAGAGTACCATATTTTATGTGGAATACAAAGGGTCATGGTTTTGGGGAGTTTCCTACTTGGGGAACTGATAATGGGAGTGATTATGGTGAGAAGCAAGATTATATGAGGAGTATGGTCTTCAATCAAAGAATACAACAATTCAAGGCGAATCTGAATGAAGATTTAAATTATGATACGTCGGATAATGAGTATTTTAAGCCGTACCTATTACCGCCAATTGTTGACTGTATCGAGATTGATGCGGTAAAATTAAAGGCAAATGATAATTACAAAGAATATACGGTGGATGGGGAACCAACCCACATAATGGAGATTGGGGTACCATTTCACTACCATTTAGGGTTGAGAAAAGGTAAGACCTCTTACGATAAATTTGTTGAAAATTACGGACCAAAATAATATGTGGATAAAAGACATCTTTAGTAGAAGAACCCCGAGTCATTTGATTATGTATTTTTTATATAAGAATGAGGAAAAAAAATTATACAAATTTTTATCCAAAATCACTCATAGTATTATTGGTTCTACGAGCGACATTGACGGGATAGTTAATAAGGTTAGACTTTTCATTAGGGATAATGAGGGATTAAAACTTAAACAAATAAATCTAACTAGTTATGGTACCGGGTATAATTTAATTGAGGGGTTAACTAAGGAGGAAACTATTAGGGTGTTAGATGAGTTAATGCCGATAATGACAAAAGATACGAATATTATGTTTACCACCTGTTATAGTGGTACGACACTCAGTAAGATTACGGAATTATCTGAACATTATAGTGGGATGGCTATTTATGGTATGAAAAGTAATTATGGGTTAACTGCTAAAATGAATAGATGTTCATGTAAAAAGGGGGGGTATAGTCAAGCGACGATTAAGGATATACCAGAAAGTAAGTATGGGTTATCACACGATGAGGTGATGGTGGTAAATACGATTAGGAGAGATGAGAACGAATTAATAAATTGGGAAAGGTGTGGGATGTCATACGTCTATAATGAAAAAATGATGAGTGAGGGGATTTGTGAAGAAACCCCACAACCATATACACTAATGAGGTCAATAATTAATTACATATTCAATATACGATAATGTCAGATAAAAAAATAATATTACCCCAACTGAGGTTTAAGGGGTCAGAAGAAACCGATTTAAACCTTAAGATTGAGTTAGGTCAGGATTCTAGACATATTGTCGAAGGGGATAGGACGGTCCTATTAGACCAATCGGAACAATACGACCGAGAGAGACAGAAATCCGAGAAGTATCGTTTAACAGGGGTTATTAGACCCATTTTTAAGAATTTAACAGACATAACCACTAATAACATTGACATATTATCTGAGATGTTTTTTAATAGTGGTAAGATTGATGGGATTATAAATGATACCAACGCAAATACCCCGGCAGACTTGAATTTGAGTCAAATGGTTGGAAAACTTTCATATGACGAATTTGACTTCATCCGAAAAGATTATGTAGGGAGTAATGACCCTAATAGTTTTGGGTTATATAATAATGGGAGTGGATTTGGACCTGTCAACGCAGATAAGATAAATTGGAATGCGTACCTAACGTATCCTTTTAGTAAGTCAACTACAAATCTAACCGTTAATTCGGTTGAAATGGACGGGTTTCTAAATTTCAACTTAGGGAGTGGGTTACCAATTAAACTTATGACGTCAATAAGTGTTTCGAACCCATATTATGAGTTCTACTCACCATTTAATCATGGATTAACTAGTGAAAGTTTCGTCAGTATTGGTGGGAATGTTTATTCCGTAGATTTTACCGGAAATGAAAAGTATCGGTCAGACAATAATTATTTTTCTATCAGTGGTGGTCAAATAGTTAGTGGTGTTACGTTTACAGAGGGGGATGTTACAACATTTAAAAGGGTTGTTGAAAAAAACAATGAGATAGAATCAACTTCAGAGTATTATATATTACAACATAAGGTGTTAAGAACTCCGAAAAATTTTACATTATCTAAAAATGCGTTTGAATCTTCAATTTTTGAGGATGAGAGGAAGTTACCTAAGTATTTTGTTAGTAATGACATTAATCATGATAACTACGGTGTCCCTTCGTTTAATAATGACGGTAAGGTGGTGACGCAAGAGTTAGGGGATACGTATTTAGCGATATTAGATGATGAGATTGATGTTGATGGATTAGAGGACCATTTAAATCGACCAATTAGTAAGTTATATTTCACGACACTATTTAAGAATAGTATGGGTATGTTCGGTAAACAACGTTTTGGGTTTAAAGAACAAATAGGTCTCGGGTCGGAAGAGTATATTATGGATATTGATGGTGGTCTGTATGTCGTTGGAGATGATGGGGTAGTGACTAAAGATTTTGAGGTCGGAGATGTGATTGATGGTGGAATATATGAGTATAACCCATACGATTTGGTTGACCGAGAGGTATCGATTCGTAAAAATAGGTTGGAATATAATTCAGATTTGTTTATGATAGACGAGGGTCCTAATTATTCTTATGATGTACATCACGAATATAAGTTAAGAGAATTTTCTGACTATATTGAGGAGAGTGATACGAGTAATATCTATAACTTACCGAAATATGCGAACTACATAGAGAAGGAGAAAATATGGATATGGAGAGATTTATGGGGTAAAGGATACGTTAACCCTCAGGGGTTAGGTGTTGACAATCCATTCATTAATGGGTGTCATTATTTGAACAAACAGATTAATTTATATATTAAGCCGGATACTATTGACGGTATCACAAATAACAGGGTAACTGACAATAGGGTTGACCCATTTTTAATTGATTATTGTGGGTAAAATTAAAATAAGAAAAGGAGAGACGTTAAACATACCAATTGAGTTAAGTCAACAATTTGACATTACAGGTCAGGAAGATTTAATCGAAAAGTATGAGGATGATGTAATGCAAGAAATCATAAACCCGATTAAGGATTATGAGGTTGCTAAGTTCATACACGAACCAAATGAGTATGGAATGAATAACCTTTATATGGTTATGACATTTAAGAATGGTGAGAATTCGTGGATTGATGAATACGAACCTCAGGGGTTTACCGAAATGGAATTATTCTCATTCACTAAAAATGTGAAGAATAGTTTCTTTAAGTTGGACTTCTATGACACGCCAAATAGAGAACAACAAAAACAACAATTTACTAAAATAATACCAATGTATTTATCAAACCTTGCGGTGTATGATAAAGATATGGACGGAATTGCGGATTACGAGGATGGTGATGTTGATGGGGTAAATATGGAGGGTACTGTTAGTGGGGACACTCAGGCCGACATTATTAATTTATCGAATAGACTTAGTAGTATTATCACGCAAAGCACTGTAGGTTCATATATAGTACCAAACTTTTTCTCGAACATTTTCAAAAATAATGAGATTTCGGATATGTTTATTTTTAAGGATACTGACACTAAAAACGTAAACGAATTTTATTTTACGTGTCGTTTTTATAATGCGAAGGATGGTAATGTGGTTAGAATGTTAAACGACCCTAAAGAAGACGGTGGGGTGAACCCTAGAGAGGACTTTTACTATAAAATGGTTATAAACCGGGAAGATAGGACATATATTATTTTAACTCACAATGATGATTCGAATGTTTATACTGATAGAGTCGGACATAGTAGTGAGAATGGGCCGATACCGTTAATATTTTTTGAACAATAATGAAGAGAGTAATTAAAAAATTAGAAACAGGTGACCATACGTTCCCAATCGTCTTAGAACAGACGGTGGATAATGTGGGATTATATACACCGACAGACGGAGGGATAGGACAATTAGATACTATTTGTAATTTTGTCTTACTAACCAACGCGTTAAATACTACGGTAATACTTAAGGATGGTATGAATACCGATAAATATTCTTTCTTAAAAGGACTTACATATGTAATCTATTGGGGTGATGGGAATAGTGAGACGTTTAGTGTTGATGGGATATCCCACACACATACTTATGATGTTTCGGACACTACATTACCGATTGAGGTAACCATGTTATTTACTACTCCGTGGGGTAACCATAGAGAGGTAAAGACAATTAACATTCCGTCAACGGATACGGTAATATTTAATCCGGCGATTAGAACCCCCGAGTTTTTAGGTTATGATACTAACGTTGTCACATACATTAACACTTCAGGTGTTATTATTTGTAATGGGGTTCAGAGTAGATTAACTGAGATGAAAAAATATGGGACTTTTACATATACGACGAACATAACTGATTCTGAGGGTATGTTAGGAATCAAAGGAATATCTGAGATAACCGGGTCAATTATTACATACTTTATTGATAGAATTAAATATATGGATGATAGCGATACTGGTAATACGACCATTAGTTTATACCCTGAGTTATTCACTAATGGTGATATATTTAATGGGGTTGAATATATTAATGAGATGTTAAATATTGAGATGGAACCTGTAGTACATCAAGAAGTTTTTCATGGGATAACTGGTGACATTGAAATACAATCGGATATCTTTATAGAGAGAGGTAAACAAGCTCCCTTCGAGTTTTACTATAAAATGGGGGAAATTTCCAATATGAAAGAGTTGGAACAAAACGGAAACAAGTTTTTTACTATCAACAATGATGATGATTTTAAACTATAAAATGACATAAACACTATTTATTAATATAATTAAAACAAATGGCTACAGGTAACTACGGAATAAAAAGACCAGCGGATGTTTCACCTTCGGATGTTGAAGTGTTTTTACACTACACTGAAAATAGGGATGCGACTAACGTGCCCGTTTTTAAGAAATTAAACTCAGGGGACATACTTTCACCTGTATTTCATAATTCGGAGACTGGGGGGACCTCAGGTACTGAATTATTAGGTGGTATGTATAATTTAACACTACAAAGTGATGAGTTTACGGACTTAGGGGTATATAACCTTTATTTAAGACCTAAACAGGTCAGAACCACAATTGTTGATTGTGGAGTATTACTAACATTACCTAATGTGAAAGGATTAATATTTGATATTTCAAATGTTGATGCTGAGGACAGGAGTAAGTTCGTAAATAATGGGTTAGTTGGTCACAGAATTGAGTATTTAGACTCTAATGGGGCGAAAGTTAGTAACTTTTTCAGGATAATCACTAGTAGTTTTTACTGTGAACCTATAGTTGCTAATCTAACAAATACAAATCAAAAATCATTAAGATATAGATATACGTCAAACCCGACTAGTTTATTGTTCTGTACTGTCACGCCGAGTTCGGCTCCGACTAATAATATAACTGCAATACCATTTATAGGGGAACCTAATCAGAATGTTGTTATCAGTAATACGTACTTCAATCCGCTACATATGGAGGTTGAAATGGTAGAGCACGATAATCAAACATTGGCATACGCTCTTTATGGGAACCAAACTAAGTCTATGGAGGACGGTATATATACTATTTACGATAAAGATAAGAACATATTTAAGCAATATAACTTATTCGAAATACGTGACGAAATTAATAATAAACTATACGAGGTACGTGAGGATAGAATTGATAATATCGATACTACCAAAGGGTTCGATGATATCACAGAATAATGGCAAAAAAGTATAGATTCCCAGGTAATGGAGAAGGGACGTTTTCCGATGGATTGGTAGGTAATCAAAGTACCTCCAATAATGAATTCACGCAAAACAATTTCTCAACAGAAGGGACCCCTATACAAAGAGATACTAAAACTTTCACTACCGAAGAATTTTCAAAACCTATAAGTTTAGAGGATTTAACTTCAGAGGTAAGTTTAGAGAAAATAAAAAAATCATTCGACCAATCATTAAAAATTAAATTCAATACCGAAAAGGGTGCTAAGGATTTATTTGGTTCTTCATTTTTAAGAGCTAAGGTTGCGGTTGATAATATAGGTAAGTCTTTCCCAGCGTCGTTAAGGGTTTTTAAGACGACATTAAGTGCTCAAACGGTAAATACTGCGTATGACATAACTTACGATGGTAAGTATGATGAGACTACGTTCTACGTTACGAATAGTGCAATTAGAAATCCGCTCGGAATTGAATATTCAAAGACGGGGGGTAAAATATTCGACGAGTCTTATGATTCGGACAGAAATTACTCAGAGAATTATAGAAAATATGTTTTGGTTTATGGGGGTAAGGAGTACCCAATCCTAAAATCAGCATTACCTAAAATGATTTATAGTGGTCCGTTAAGGGTTACGGTTAAAGGGAAACCATTTGATGTTACACAAACAACAGACGAATTCTATATTTCATTAAATAATTTACTATCGGAACAAAAGTTCCAAGAAATGGATGATTTTGAACAATTCCTTTTAAATAGGGATTCGGTTCCATTATATAAGTCATCGTTTAAGACGCCAAAGGAGACCTCTGAAGGGAAATTATATTTCGGAGATGAGGATGTTATATGGCCGGTTTCGGATAACTTAAATATAGATGTTACGTCAACATTGTTTGAAACGTACTTAGATAAATTATTCTCACTATGTGAGGTAATTGATAACTACAAATCTAATTTAATTGCTAGGTTTTTGACGACTGCGTCATTAACAGAGTTCGATACTGAGGACCAAAGAACTAAGAAAGTATTCCAATTATATGGTAGGTTTTTCGATGATGTTAAAAAATTCATCGATAATATTGCTTATATGAATAATGTTACTTATGATAAGATTAATAACGTACCGGATTTATTATTAAAGAATTTGGCTGGGTTGTTAGGTATGGATGTAATTACGTCTATTACTGAGAAAAACATAGAGGAACATTTATATAAAAAGAAGGATAGTCAGTACGATGGAATTTCTAAAGGGTTAACCCCCTTTGAGACTGATATTGAGGTATATAGACGGATAGTTTTAAACGCATCATATCTATATAAATCAAAAGGGACACGTAAACCATTAAGGTTTTTATTAAACTTTATTGGTGCTCCTGAATCGTTTATTGAGATTAATGAGTACATCTATAAGGTTACTAATAGAATCGATAATGACGTATTTGAGGAGAAGCTAAAGAAAGTTATTGACGGTGAGTGGTTTGACGAACAAGTCTATGCCCTTATGGAATATACGATGATTAACGACACCAGTGATAATATTAATGTTACGTATCGTGATGTTAATGGGGTGTTGGAGAGCATTATTATGGTACCGTTTAACGGACCTCAGGGTGTACAACCATTGGTTGTGGAATCTATAGAGATACCAACAGGAGGGGAAATAACATTCCAATTACCAAATAATGTTACGTGCTTACCACAGGAGTCGAAATTCATTAGATTTGTGGTAATCGAGACTTCGATGGACGCTGACGGATTCAATATGGATGACTACCCTGTGCAACAGGTTGGTGATACTAATATGACAACTCCAAAGAGACCGACGATTGGCAATGATTATTTTTTCCAACAAGGTGCTGGGTGGTATAAAAGGACTGACGAACATACATCACTATCGGTGTTGGATGAGGGTAGGTCAGACTTAATATCGACACCTAAAATAATAAAGACAAAATTTGAAGATTTCACTTATGGTGAGAAGTACTTCAATAGATATAGACAATTTCCTAATTTTACGGATGGGTGGGAATTAAAAACGGAGATTGATAATAAAAAATCCACTCCTGGCACGGATGCGTTTATTTTGAATAGAAAGAACGTTGACGTATTTTTAAACCCAGGTCAGGCGGTATTATATGACTTCGTAAGGACATATAATCAACATAACCTAACATATAATGGGGTATTATTAAATAACTTAACATTTGCTCAGTTTGTGGAGTATGGTTATATGAATGGTATTGAAGTGGGTGAGGGTAAGTATGGTAAGAAATACTTTAATCTAATTGAAACGTTTAAATCTTACTACGAAAGTGGTTTAGGTAAGGCGTACGACTATGAAAAGACATTCTCATATCTGGAGAAAATTAACCCATATTGGATTAAATTAGTTGAGCAGTTTATACCTGCGACTACGATATGGTTGACGGGTGAGAAAATTGAAAACCACAACCTACATAGACCAAAATACAATTGGGAGGAGCCGTGTAGAAACGATGTGACTGTTTTGGATTTAAGTAAACAACCGTCTTTTCGTGATATGTTAATTGACGCGCTCACAAAATATAAAAACATACCTGATTGTTATGAAAGACTTTATAAATATGGTAATTGGTATCTACAGATAAAAATTAACGGTAAGGAGTATACGATAAATAATGACGGATGGGACCACTTCTTCACATCGACGGAATCCACGATTGGTGGTTCATGTAATGATGGTAAGGGAGGTATAGGTACGGTTGAAACGTGTAACGACTTTAACAATCCAATCTATATGTTATGTAACTTTGAGGAGTTCATAACCTGTCACCCACAGAAATGTGATGATTTTATAAAATTATTGATTCAATACTTTAATAGTATTTCTGAGCAAATATATGTTGACGATATATTACCTCAATTAGATGGTGATGAATGTGCGTGGTGTTGCGATGACGACATTTCAATTGGTGGTTCTAATATGACTACTACTCCAAATAGTGGGAGTGTCGGTAGGGCTTTTGAAATTGAAGGTTATAAAGACGGAGAAGATTGTATGGACTGTGAGGGTCAGATTAAAATAATCTCAAACAGTCATTGTGGTATTTGTTTTGAAATAGATACGATTGAAATTGGGGTGAAAGTACTAATAAATGAAGGGGAGGATAATTGTACTCACGAGTGTTTTGTTTTAGACCCAACACCATTTAGTATTGACCTAAATAGGTTTGGTGGGATTGTTTACGATGTAAACAGACCAGAACATCATTCGGACCCATTAGACCCTAGAGGTACCATATTTTTAACTCGAAAACTTGAAGTTACAGGTTGTGATGACATTGACCGTGTTTTTTATGGGACCTATAGTTACGTTCCACTTATGGACTCGTTCGATAGATTCCCAGTGTATAAGCACGACGTTGAGGACATTTATATATCTGCGTATCCGAATACTCCTGATGGTGTTGATGGTTCGTTCATAATAACTCAAGGACCAAAAGGTCAGACAACAGAGAATTACGGGGAATTAAACGACGTAAACATCTTAGATTTTGAGAACATATTCAAATTTCAAGGTAGTTGGGCGATAGATAGAGACATTAAAGTATTGGACATTGAGTCTGATGTGGATGTTGTAAGACACCAGTACTCTACGGGAGATGAGGTAGGTATTTGTGATAGACTAAATGATGATGGTTTTGACTACATCAAATTATATCTTCATGGGGGAACATATGAATCGCAAGGTGGTGAAGTATTACCTTATGAGGTTGAGTTCGACTGTAAGGTAATTATATCTAAGGGTGAGGAAATAACTTACGACGAAAAAGAAGATGTTTTCATTATAAAAATAAGGTCAGGGTCTAATAAGTTAATTCACGCATATGACCAATCGGGGGCTCCGATACATATTGACATAAAGGAGAGAATCGATTTATTGGTAGGTCTCGACTTCGAGAGTGAAAGATGGGGAATATATGGTTCTGACGGAACATATAGTAATTATGGGTCGTGTTTATCTCACGGTAACTATGGTAGTTATGGGGATAATGGAGAATATGGTGGATATGGTGATTATGGTAATTATAGTAACTACGGAGAATATGGGTCGTCAGGTGACGGAGGATATTTCTGTTATGGGAACGAATTCCTATATTACTCAAACATAAGTCCATATTGTATTGGACTTATCGAGTACGAAGTGAAGAGGAACTGTCAGGGGTATGAAGAAAATGTTGAGGTTTATAAAGTAGTGGATGCGGACGTTAGTCCAATATTGACTATTAGTGATATCATTATAGGTGATACGGTAAACATTGTGAACGTACAGGACGTAGTTGAGGGGGATATATTAATTTCCATACGACCATTAATTGGGGATATGAGTTATTGTGATTTCTCACAATTTTATTATGGTGATACTAGTTCGGTATGTAATTACACGGACGACGTTGTAATGAACGAGGTTAGTGAGGTCCAATGTGGTAGAATCTATAAATATGTGAACATTAATGAGGGTGCGGTGAAAATCGAATACCATCATAATGTGTTAGTATTAGAGAATAAGAGTAATACGAATTTTAATGAATTATTGTATGTGTGTAATGAAGAAGCACCTACAAAACCTATTGGTACGTTATTGGATGATAATGGTAATGTGGTCTCTTTGTTTTTTGATAATGAGTATCAGATAGTCGAGAAATTCGCGAACGATGTTCAGGTAGGGGACTATATTATCACAACTAATGAGTGTGGGGTAATTATGGTTGAGACGATAGTTTTTGATGATTATTGTAATGAAGGGTTATATGTTGGAAAGCACGTTTTAAATATGAAAGAAGAATTATTCATATGGGTAAACCCTAAAGAGGGGAAAAGAACGATATACCTTAAAAATTCGTGTGAAAATTATTGTTGTGATATTGAGTGTTTTAACCCAATAGAGTGTGATGACGATTTAGAGGTTGAGGTTTATAGACCATTAGTTTGTGTTGACGATTTAGAGTTTTGTATTAATGATTGTACCGATGATATATCGATGGATGATTTCACAACGACAACAACGACCACGAAGGAGTGTATTGATGATATATCAACGGGTGAATTTGGTAATTAAATAAGAAATAAAAAAATAAATAAAAATGGCAACAGTAACGTTTAGTAGTGTATCTAATGATGGTTGTACTCTATCGGTGGTTTTGGACGGAGTCCAAAGGTCACCAATAATAGTATATGGGATAGGTTTTCCATTTACCTTTGACCCGACCCATTACGGACAAAGTCCGGATGATATAAATGGAACCTATACATTCGACTGTAATGGTTGTGAGTATATAAGAGTAATTGATTATCACCACAACGACCACGAAGGAGTGTAATGATGATGTCTCGATTGGGAATTTTAATAATTAAATAAATAAATAAATAAAATGGCAACATTAACTTTTAATAGAGTATCTAACGATAGTTGTACTCTATCGGTACTTTTGGACGGAGTCCAAAAGTCACCAATAATGGTGGGGGTGGTTACATTCCCATACACTTTTAATCCTGAAAATCATAATTTTGGTCCTGATGATATAAATGGTACCTATACGTTCGACTGTGATGGTTGTATTTATGAAAAAGTGGTTGATAGTTACGTACCGACAACAACAACAACAACGACTAAGGGGATTGTGGTAATAGCGACAACAACGACAAGGGCTCAGAATGAGGGACCTGTTATAACATTAAATAGTGGTACTGATACATTGTCCTTTGGTTCTACGTGGTCCGATGCAGGGGCAACGGCAACAGACGATGAGGATGGTGACTTAACTAGTAATATTGTTGTAACTAATAGTAATGTTAATGGTTCAAGTGCGGGTACATACACAATAACATATACCGTAACTGATAGTGAGGGTATGTCTGATTCTGTTGATAGGACAGTTATAGTTGAATCTCAACTAATAACGACAACAACTACGAAAGCTCCAACAACGACAACTACCACAACTCAAGAGGTAACAACAACGACAACGACCGAAATAATAAGACCATTAATATATTGTATGGTATTAACGGGTGGTAGACTTACTGAATATACTTATACTGATGGAAACGGATTTACTCAAACGGTGACGTTCGAAGGTAAGGTTCAATCTAAGACGGTTTGTGCCGAAGCGGGTTCAGTAGTTGACGTTCATAATAATGGTTCGGCTCCAACATTGGGTGAGCCGTGTGTGTTATTGAATGGGGTATATTCATGTGTTGTTATGGCTACCACAACGACAACTTCTACGATTGAGGAACCATCTGTTGGGACGTGTTATAGAGTGACAGTTACTAACACGGACACGTATAGTGGTATGGAGATAAAAAGAACGTTACCAGAAATGAGTCCATCTGCGTATAGGCTCCGTGATGAGATAAATCTAAATACGTCGGATTCGCATATATATGATATTTGTAGTGAGGAAACCATAACACAAATAAGGGGTAATGGTGACATAACATGGAGACCAATCAATAGTCAGGATGGAATCACGATACAGACCATGAAAAGTAGTTGTATGGTTGATGGAAACTGTATGGAAACATTCTAATCTTATATTGGAGTAAAATAAGATTAATATTTACATTGAAGAGTGTCTGGCTATATTTATAGTGAGACACTCTTTTTTTATGATAACAATTTGTTCACAACCCGATAATATTTACTTTCACTGGCAAAATCTAATACAGTTTTATAACTTACGTAATATGGGTATATTGAAAGACCATCGAGCAATATTTTTAGTACAACCAAACCAAAGGCCAACAGACTTTATTCTAAGTTTTAAAGAATCATTTCCTCATAATGTTTTCATTTATGAGGATAATAGAGTCAAGAAGCATTATATACCTACGATTAAAATCCACGGAGTTGTTAAGTATTTAGAGGAATTTGGGGATGATACGGATTTAATGTTAATTGACTCCGACATTATATTCAGAGAGCCTATTAATTATGAGTTATTTGATAAGGATAATACCGTGTATTGTAGTGATACTAAAGGGTATTTAGGGTACCAATACCTAAAAACTAAGGGTGACGACATAATTACTGATATGACTAACTTTTGTGGGATAACCCTCCAAATGGTTATCGATAAGAATGACCAGTCAGGTGGTGCGCAACTATTTTATAAAGGAGTTAGCGGATTATTGGGGTATTTTAAGGAGATTGACGTTAAGGCTACGGAGATGTATGACTTAATGAGGTCACATAAGACTTTCAATGATTATATTCCGACGATACAAGCGTGGACGTCTGAGATGTGGTGTGTGTTGTGGTTATTATGGTCACGAAACGTGGAAACTGAGATTCATAAGGAACTTGATTTTGTATGGGCAACGGATAATCTTAGTCGATGGAATGATAGTAAAATACTACATATGGCTGGTGTTACTTCCTCACATAAGGACCTTTTCTATAAAGGGAAGTTTATTAATAAATCACCATTTAATGGGGTTTTTAACCACATTAGGGAGGACTCAATCACATTACTTTACCTCGATGAGATGAAAGAAATGATTGAAGATACGGACTTTAAAAAACTTTCGGAATTAATTAAGTAATCTTCACTTTATCGTTAAATATACTATTTTTTAATATAATTGAGTAGTATGCGAAGACGTAAAGAGAAAATGTACGACATATATGTAACCACAGGTGCAGGTAATACTGTTGGTGGTGGTTCCGATGTATGGGTAAATAATTGGTTAGAGACTATCCCTCAGGGGTTGGAGGTTAAGCCTATATTATTTATCGATAACATTAGGTTTAATGGGTTTGAAGAAGATTCCATACCGATAGAACACATATTTTATAATGAAAGACCTGATGAGGCCGAGAGGTTATTACAGGGATGTCGACGCATACATTTCCTACATAATCACTACACTAAGAGACCCCACTTATGGAAATATAGAAATAAATTTCATAGCGTTGCGGTCCATGCGTATGCTGGTGAGATAGTTAATTCCTATAAGGAGTTAGGGTTTTCTAGAGATTCAGTTCCTTTTCTGTGGAATGTTGAGTGGCAGGACGATTTGATTCGACAATGTAGAAAAAAATATTGGATAGGGTCTCAACCAGGAATGGTAAATGAAGTATTTGAGGACTGTGAAACAATTCCAAACTACTATGAGTTTGTGTGGAATGAAGAATATTTTCATAATAACGTGGTAGGTTTTGCTGCGAGGGCAGAGACTCGAAAGGCGATTCATTTCTTAGAAAACGTACAATCCAATGCGTTTACCTCATCTAAGGGTGTTGAGTTATGGGAGAAAAACACAAAAACTAAATTTAATAAAACGAAGATAATTGAGTATATGCCTAAACTAACTGAAGAGTACTATCGGAGTGAGTTATTTGGTATATTTCACGGAGCGTATGTGAAGGAACCTTTTGGGTATTCGATATTTCAATCGGTGGATGCCGGGAAAATACCCATCATTGCTAAAGATTGGTGTCCTGAATTTAATTACCCGTTCCGAGCATCTACTAAGATTGAGTTTGAGAAAATGGTAAAACAAATAAAAAGTATGTCGAAAGAAAATAGGAAATCTATATTTAACTCGGCGAAACTTTTCCTTAATAAGTTTAATAATAAGAAAGAGTGGATAAATAAAATGAAAATATATTATAATGAGTAGAAAAATAGTGGTTTCGAGATTGTGGAAGAAAAAGGGGATACAACAGTATTTCTCATTATTGCAATTATCGAAGGAGTTTTGGGATTTTGAGGTAGATGCGCATATCTTAATTGATGATGGGGAACACAAGGATGATTGGTCAGGTGAGATAGACCGACTAAGTACTCCCCATAGACCAAAATTCCCAATGAAGGTGACGTTCTATAGTATGTCAGAAATCGAAGGGTGGTATATCAGTAACGGACTACTTAGAAAGGAAGAATGTGAGAAATTAAAGAGTTTTGTTCACATATATCATATTTTACTGTATTATTACTTATTGGTTGAGAAAGGAGTTAATTACTTAGTTACTTACGATGACGATATATTCTTCAATAAGAAAGCGGCGAATAGTCTATCTGAGATTGATGGGTTAGTTGAGTCACAAACACCATTTGTCGTAAACGAAGATTTTTGTCCTATGTCAGATAAAGGGATGTTTTATAAACTATCACAACACTTCGGTAGGGATTTAACTTCTGATTATCATAATAATAATCCTAACGGTGTTGGAGCTAACGCTGGATTTATGGGGATTGATTTATATTCCATTTTCCATCCATTCATTAATAAAATGGATGTACTGTTATCGTTATTTGAATTTAAAACTGAATCGACACCAGATGAGATTATGACGTTTTCAGATAGAAGGTTATATGATACGCAGGAACAAAGTTTCCTTAGTATTATGTCACATTGTTTTAGTACTAAACCTATTTTTAGGTTGGGTAATTCATTAGGGTACTTTTTTGATACACCAATACAGGAGGCGATTAATAAGTCAAAACTAATTCACTTTACGGGTGACAGGAAATATGACCCGATTTTCCCGAAAGTGGTTATAGATTTTTTAAAAAATAACGGACACAATAATATAACGACCGAATGGTTTTATTACTAAATTAAATACGATGCTTGAACCTATTTACGATAAAGACACCCTAGAAGAGGGAATTATAGAGGCCCTAAGACATATAGATGCCTTTGACGATATAGAAACTGCGAAGGCGGTTTTACGAAGTGCGTTATCACCTAATGAGAGTTGGGCGATTAACTTATTAAATTCGACAAAGTCGGATGGGATGAAATTCCATACTACGAACGACTTCCATTTACCCTTTTATGAGAGAATGAAGAAACCAATCAATGAGAGAGTTGGGAATAGTCGATTATGTGTTGTCTATCAGGTGTGGGGTAACCACAATTATTTAAAATTTCTTTATTTGTCGATACTGTCACAAATAGTATATACGGATATGTTGGATTATGATGTTAAAGTATTTTTAAGTGAGGGGTTTATTAATGATGTGGGTTCATCACTTTTAGCCAGGTTATTACCTACCGGTTCGATAGTAAAAGTTAAGGATGGTTTAGCGTTGAAATATGGATTAACTACTCACCCACATTTGCAGAATTACGACGTTGTAAGTGTCGTGGATACAGACGCATTCTGGTATAACCCAACGGGAAAGAAGACTAATATATACGGTAAGATGTTAGCTCACTACGATAGTGGTTATGACGGTATTATTATGGCTCATGATGGTGACACTGCGGAGAGTGTATTTTGGAGTAGGAGAGAAACACTTAACAGTAACATACCTAAAGAGCATTATAAGTATTATTTTGAGAGAAATGCGAATACGAATATAGAAAAATTAGATGAATTCTTAGAAAATGAAAACTGGTACTTATCATGTTTATTTGTTTATGGTAAGAAACATTTTAAAGAACCTGACTACGCCAAATTTGCGATAACCTGTCTGTACGATGAGTTTCTATGTGATGAGACGGTATGGATGATGTGGGGTTTTGGTCACGATTATGAGGTTAATGGTATGGACGATACGGACTACCTTAATTGGGTTGGGGCGTCTGATTTTAAAGATTATTGGGAAAACAGAGACGATGAGGTCGATGAATTAAAATATATACATCCTGTTCAGGGTGACCATTGTTATGATATGGTTAACGTCGAACTATATGATGAAATCTGTGAAAAATTTAGTGAATTCACTAAAAAAGACAGTAAAAAGAGTTTAATAAGTAAATTAATAGGTCTATTAGGTTAAAAATATGAGAAGAGATAAATATAGTGTTCTTTATACTCTTCACGTTATGCCTAATGAGATTTATGAGTTAGGTCGTATAGTGGAAATTATAGAGAAGTCGACATTTAATAATCCCAACGTGGACGTCACCATCTATGTTGACTTAAATCTTTCGGATGAGTATACCAATTGGGATGAGTCGATACTAAAAAGAGACTTCATTGAGTCGATACTTAATTCTCAGATAGATAAGTCTAGAAGGAATTTAAATATAATATCTAACGTGAAGGTTACGGGTCATTGGGGTGTGAATGCTACGAGAAGAAGTGTGATACGTGAGTTTAAGGATACATTTGATTATATCTCATTTATTGATTGTGATATTATGTTCTCTGATGATGCGATGGACTATGTCTATGAGACTTTAGAGAAGGTCGAAGGGGAGTTTTTAATATTTTCGGGGATGTTACCAAAAATGTGGAACGCAAATTTCAGTGAGTTAGTGCATCCGACATATAAAGACCACGACAACAAAAACACGCATAGTAAAGTTGACCCACTAACCATTAATAGGTTTCATAAAAAACAGAAAAATAGAATTGGGTTTACTGATGAAGTGGTTATTGGGGGAGGATGGTTTAATGTATTCTCAACGACCATTTTTGATTATGTTGACATCCCGGATGAATTAGGGGTTTACGGTATTGATGACCATTGGATACAGGAGTGTTGTAAGTTCTTAAATAAGAATGGTTGGGACATTAAACAATGTTATAATACGAAATTTATTGTATTTGAGAATCACGGAAGGAAGTTTGAGTTTGACCCTAAATACCTGGTTGATAATGATAAATTAACTAAGAAATTTATGTACGAGAAAAACGCTAAGAATATGGAGAGAGAGTTGTGGGGTAAATTCGTTAAGGATACACTAAAAAAATACTTCTAAAGTATGAAATTATTTTTTACGTTCCATTCGAATGAGAATATTGAGAGGTTACACCATTTCTTTAATCACTATCGAAAGTTAGGGGTCACAAATTTCTATGCCGTTTACCATACATATGGTTCGATAGATGAATCGGTTTTGGAGTATGTGATGACCAACGCAATGGTTATTAAAATATGGGATGGAAAGTTTAACGAACACACTAAAATACGACACATTAATGAGGGAAGGTTAAAGTTTTCTAAATATGGTGAGTGGAGTTTCACTGTGGATTGTGATGAATTCATTGATATAACTACTAATCAGATTGAGGATATTATCACATCAAAAACTAATTACTGTCGATTTGGATTAATTGACAGATTTTCAGAACCACCATTAAAAGAGGTGGTGAGGGAGGTGGACATTAACGAAACATTTCCGCTATATTCGAATTTCACGCGAGAAGTATTAAAAGGGGAGACCTCTAAGATATCACTATCAACTAGAGAGGTGGTGATTGGGTTAGGTTACCATGACGTACTACAAACAGAAACACTCATTAGGTTGGTTAAACATCCGATAAATGTGTGGGTAAATCACTTTAAGTGGGTTGGTGGATTAATTGAGGAGATAGATGAAAGGATTATCAATAAGTTTGAAGTCGTTGGACCTGACGACCCATATTTGGGTGAGTGTAAGACCCTATTGGGTGCGGACTATGGGGTTATAAAAATGATTGAAAAACCACTTTCGATGAAACTACTATTCATCGTGTGGTCACAACAGAACTTCAACTTAATGAGGTTATTTTTTGAACATTACAGAGGGTTAGGGGTTACAGATTTTTATTGTATTTTCCACACTTATGGGATGGAAAATAGTGAAATATATGATTACGTTTCTGAGAACGCCACTATCGTACATCATTGGGACGAACCGTATACTACAGAGTGGGAGTGTAGATTAAAAAACCAATATAAGAGAGAGATAACTGACGATGAAAACGAGTGGTTATGGGTTGTAGATGCGGATGAGTTCGTCGAGGTATCGACTGATTTTATACGGAACGCGATTAATAGTGAGTCGAATTATGTTGATGGGTGGCTAGTTGATAGATTTTCCCCGGACGGGTTAATAGTCCCGAGTGAGGAGTGTGTTTTTATGCAGTTTCCAATCAGAACGTTCTATACTCGATTTACATTAAATGGGTCGGCAAGTAAAATACCGTTAACTCGGTCGTATGTTATTTTAGGTGTTGGTCATCACGTGGTTTTGAATGAGTTGTATGATTTTGGGTTGGAAGATGAGAGAGTGCTGGTTTCAATAAACTCAGATGAAGATGAATGGGTTGAAGTGGCACATATAAAATGGCATAGTAATTTATTAGAGGAGATTTATTTGAAATTTACTAAAACGATGGATTTATGTCGACACTCGGCGAAGGAATTAGGTACGTTTGTCTTAGATTATCTTTATAAGAAAGATGGGATAATGGATATGATTAAAGATGACATTATATGATAGGGGTACATTCGAATTTTGAGAGTAAATCGGTAAAAGATTTGTCCGTGGTTGAATTATATTTGTGGGTATACTCGATATTAACATGGAAGGAAAGTGGTAATAACATTAGGATTTATTGTGATGAGACTACCAAGGAAACTATGGATTATTATGGGATTACATCGTTATATGATGACGTTATGGTTAGGGACTATTCAAATAGGTTAATGGTTGTTCGAGAGTGTGACGGTCCCGTCTGTATTTTTAAAAGAAATGTATTTTTTACGGGGTTTAAATTTACTAAAGAACATAGGGATATTATAAGTGGGTTCCATGGGGATGACTCTTTAATTGTATTCAACAGTTATGACCTTAAAGTTGCGTTTATAGGTGATTTGGGGAAGGTTACGAATGAAAATAACTTAATAAAAAGGTTCGAAGAGGGTAATTGTGGGGTAATTATTGAGGGTGAAATCCCACGATTTTTATTTGATGGTCATGATGAGATATCTATTTTTAACCGTAAATTGGGGGATGATGGACTATCTAAAATGTTCTTCCTTACTATGATGAGGGAAAAGTTGGTGGAAATTGGTTATCCTAAGTTCGGTAAAGTAATGAACCTTACTATTGGTAAGAATAGAACGACTGGGAACAGTTTAATACGTGAGGGGTATAAACTATATAATATGGACCCATTGAATTTAGTGACGAATGAGTTATTTGATAAGTGGATGATTGAAAATCACGACTTAATCTATGATGATAGGTTCGAATTGGTTTTTTGGGGTTCGATTGGAGGTGCGGATATTGACGTTATAATAAGTAAGAGAGGTAATATGACATTAAAAGAGTTAGAGTCTTACATACTATCCCTGACATATTCAGGACATAAAATAGGGGTATCAATAGAGGTACTTTACGTGTCGGATATTGAATACTTTAAGGAGTTTAGGAATAGTAACCCACATAAGGTGTTAGATGACGTTTTAATTGGTTTTTACTCGGTAAGTGAGTATGAGTCGGTAGGTCAACTCAGGAGTTATGGGAATCTTAAGTTTAATTATGGACCATTTAACGATGCGTTTTATATGGCATCATCAAAGGGGAGTGACATTAGAATGGTAAGGTCGATTCGTGAGTTATCGAATACTGATGGGTACGTAGCATATTCATCAGAAATATATAATACAATCTACGAAAGGTTTGGAATTTGGACATCACTGACGTAAAAAAACATTAACTGAATATTTATAATAAAAGAAATAGATGGCATATCTTAAGAAAAATATAGAAGCATTAATAGATGTTAAAATTACGGACAAAGGAAGGGAGTTAATCTCGACTGGTAAGTTCTGTAATATTGAGTACTTCCAAGTCGGGGATTCAGAGTTTGATTATAAAAACGAAGAAATCTTTAAGAGAGATGGTTCTGCTCAAACACAAATAGTTTTAAGAGCCAAAGATAAAGATAATGACATTAAGTATCCGATTCCCGTTTTTCAGGTTGGGGATGTAGATACTGAGTGTCAGACATATGGTAGGTTAATACCTAACCATCAGGATGAGATAGTTACTAAAGATGTGGAATTTTTAGGGGCAACTCAACACCAAATCATAAAAACACCGTTGGGGATATGTACTCCAATACATAATTTTGATGGGGATGACACGTTAGTTACTTCAGAGACGATAAGTTGTGAGTATATCATGGTTAAGTTTCCACAGGACCCGTCAAATGTGTTAGACAGTACGGGGTTATGTTTATGGTATAAGGTTATACGATTCATTGATGCTAATACTATCCAATTAGATAGAAAATTACCTGACTACTCAAATATTGGGGATTTCACTAGTGAAGCAACTATTTTTCAATATGCTAAGAGAGAGACTACGGAGTATGTGGATTTCAATACGGTATGGACTGAAGAGTTCGCTGGGTTTGACGATAATTTACCGAGAACGTATTCGGATGGGAATAGGTATGTTTCTTCTAAGGAGTTATTCGGGTATACGTCAAATAATCACGACAACGGCGTGGTATTATGTGAGAATAATATTATTACTACGACAACGACGACGATTTGTCCGCCAGAACGTTCGGTAGACATTGAGGTAAATCCGGGTACGGTACAGGTTTTTACTTCGGAAGATACGGGGTCTGAATGGGGGTACTGCTCATCGTTTAAAGACTCGTATGGGGCGACAACAAAGGTGTACCCTACGGAACAGAAGGTTATTGGGGTTATCCACTACACTAAGTGGGAAGACTATTACGGAACAGGGGAATGGTGGGAAGAAGCCGATACCGAATTTGAGTTAAACTTACCAACACTAATGTATCATAGAGACACTAATAATGGTGGGGTCATGGGACATAAATTTAGTATGGGTATTGAGAGAAAATATGTAAAATCATTGGTTAATGATGAAATGGACGTACATGGTGATGTTTATTACGACTTAAAGGATGGGACCACATCTAAAAACGTGGTTGGTAAAGTATTCCCACACAAACAAGTCATTATAATTGACGATGAGGAGATATTAATGGCGTTGTCCATGAAATCAAATAGAAATTATACCTTACCAGCGCCTAAAGTTGTTAAAATATCTGCAGACTCCGATTGTATTGATTCGGATAACGACCCATTACTACCAAAAGAATTAACTCACGAGGTGTATGTTAGTTATATGTTCTATAATAGACATAATAAAACATATTCGGCGCCATGTGCTCAGTATGTTAAGGTGGTACCAAAATCGGACGATGATTACGATGTTGCGGTTTCATTCAAAGACGGATTCCAATTTTTAAGGGATAAGACGATACTTAGTGATGACGCTGGTTACCAAGCCACCGATTTTCATATATTAATACAGAGAGTCGTAGTTGGAGAGAAACCAATTCCGAGTAACTGGAAGATGATAGACTTTACTAATAACTTAGTTGGTCATTTAAATGGTTCTAACATATCGCCATCACACATAACAGGGACTAAATTCATAATCACTACGGAGACGTATAGTAATGGATTGGCATTTGTTTATCGTGACCTAATTGGGTATCCCGATAGTGATGAAAAGGGAAATTTAATATTTGGGGATGAGTTTATGTTAATGGGAGACATTACACTACGAAAACAACATACGACATACGTAATGAACTTCATGATTAACTTACCTCAGGGTAATTTTAATAGGTCTTTAAATCCTACGTGGGACTTAAGTGATAATAAAACTGACGACTCAAGACAGGGAATTAAAATGACAGAAGTGGCATTATATAATGTAGATAAAGATATGGTTGCGATTGGTAAAATTTCGAAACCACATAAGAGAACTAATAGTTCACAGGTTATTTCGGTTAAATTAGATTTTTAATAGTTTAATTTAAACGGAAAACAACTATATTATACAAAAGACATGAAATATTATGAGAAAAACGACAAAACAAACACCTAAAGTATTAGGTTTAGACATATCAACAAAAACAATAGGGTTTGCGCTGATAGAGACAGAAACTATGGACTTAATGGAGTTAACTCACTTCTCACCGATAGTAAAACCAAGACCTGACGATTTAATTGAGGAGTTAATTAAGAAGGCAGACTCTTTCCAGCGAAAATTGGAAAGTTATAAAGGATTAGGTATCGACATGGTAGTTATTGAACAACCATTGTTGTCGTCTAATAATATTTACACGGTCGGTACATTATTAAAATTTAACGCATTACTATCTAAGATAGTGTATGAGGTTTTAGATTTAGTACCAAAATACATTTCGACATACGATTCGAGAAAATATGCGTACCCTAATCTTTATTCGGAAAACGCTAAAGGGAAGAAAGTCTTATTCGGGGGGTATCCAAAGGGTTGTGATAAAAAACAAATCATTTGGGAACAAGTGGCTGAGAGAGAACCTCAAATAACTTGGTTATATACTCGTAATAATACTCTTAAGAAAGAGAATTTCGACATGACTGACGCATATACTTGCGTTGTTGGTTACTTAAACCTTATTAAGGAAAAGGATAAAGAACAGGAATAGTTTGACCAGTCCAAAATAAAGTTGTAAATTTGTGTTATGGACGAACAGAACATAGATACGGACTTATTACTTTCCTTAGTGGAAGATTTACTTGGAATACCTACAAAACATAACGAAGGTAGCGGTCAAATTTCTTTTGACTGTCCTACGTGCTCTTACGATATTAAAGCGTTGGATGACGGAGACGGTAAGGGTAATTTAGAGGTCAATTACTTTCGTAATGTATTTAAATGTTGGGCTTGTTCTGAGACACACGAAACCCACGGCTCAATTTATAAGTTAGTGAACAAATGGGGAAGTACATCCCATAAAAAACAACTATCACTGATAATGCCTGATACGTTCATAAGTAAGAACGAGATTAAGTATGAGAAGGTGGTCCTACCAAAAGAATACATTAAATTTTCAGAAGCATCCGCAGGAACTAAGATGACGCACCACTATAAAGGTGCGTATAATTATTTAATTTCTCGTGGGATAACTGACAGAATGATTGAAAGACACAACATAGGTTTTTGTTGTGACGGACCATACTACGGTAGAATTGTTGTGCCGTCATATGATAAGAAGGGTGATTTAAATTTCTTTGTTGCTCGTCTATTTGGTGATGGGTTTCTAAAATATAAGAATCCTAGGGCTAGTAAAGAGGCCTTGATTTTTAATGAATATTTGTTAGATTGGAGTAAGGACATTTACATTTGTGAGGGTGTTTTTGATAGTTTTTACCTACCAAATTCAATACCATTGCTAGGTAAATTCATTAATGAATATCTATGGATGTCATTGTATGATAACGCCAAGAAGGATATTATTATTTGCTTAGATGGGGATGCGTGGTTGGATTCGCAGAAACTATTCCACAAATTAAATGGGGGGAGACTTCATGGTAGGGTTAAGTTAATTAAGTTACCTGAGGATAAAGATATAGGGGATTTAAGGGGTGTGATTCCCGAGAATTCGATGGTTGATTTAGAAAGATAAGAATATGGATTTAAAAATAATATCTCAAGAAATAAGAGATATCTTCGAGGAGAAGAAAAAGGAATTAAGTTTGAGTTTTATAGAGGACACTCACACTTATTTCATGAAAGATAATACAGGTGAGGTTAGAAGTGATTGGCCGTCAGTGTCCAAAGTCCTGAAACATTTCTATAATGAATTTCCTGCCGATGCGATTTCATTTCGTAAGGCTAAGGGTGACCATATGTTACAACAGGAGATTTTAACGGAGTGGAGAATGGCCGGTGAGTATGCTACCAATATGGGGTCAAGAGTTCACTTTTTATTGGAGAAGAAACTAATTGAAGACAATGGGGATTATAAAGACGTAAGGGAACCAATTTTTACGGTCGATATAGAACAGGAGATGAAGTCGAATTCGATGATTACTGCTGGTGAAAAATTCCTAAAACTAATGGAAGATAGAGGTGCAATACTGTTAGATACTGAGATGGTCTTAGGTGACCCAGAATTGGGTTATACTGGTCAACCTGACAAAGTATGGTTAATAATGAATAAAGAGGGTACAGGGTTTGGAATGGTCGTTACCGATTGGAAAACAAACAAAGCCAAAAACTTCAAGAAACAACGATGGACGAAACAGATGAAGTCCCCGTTTGAGGAACAACCTGATACTGCGTTAGGTCATTATTATTTACAATTACCATTTTATGGTAGATTAATATTAAAAATGTTAAAAGGTTCTAAATATGAAAGCCTTAATATGATGGGTTGTATTGTAGTACTATTAAAAGATACCTCTGACTTTGAAGAGTTTAGGGTACCGAAGAGTGTAATTAGTAAGGTGATGAACTTAGATATGTCCAAATATTTGGGTAAATAAAATAAATAAATTAATAAAATAAAATATATGATACATCCAGAAATTTATAATTATTTTGAAGATAAAGAAGCTTGGAAATTAAGATTTCTAAGACCTGAAGCATTATCCAAAGAATGGGAGATGATGGTGGAGGAGGTCGCTCCAGATGTCTACCAATTCCCGCTATTTAAGGAGGAGTTGTGTAGTAAATTAATTGAATCTGCTGAGGCGACTCAGGAGTGGACCCATAAAAGACACTCATTTTATCCGACTACGGATATGTTAGTTGATACTTTTGGTTTTGACGACATCTATATGGAAATATTGGATGAGTATATCATGGGTGCTGCTAGACACATTTACGAGTTGATGGGTACGACATGGGATGAGGGTAATGTTTATTCGGAGAACTTTATGATAAGGTATTCGCCTGAAGAGCAAGGTCATTTATCATTGCACTACGACCAGTCTCGTATTTCATGTAACGTTGCGTTAAATGATAATTTCGAAGGTGGGGGAACATACTTCTCTAGACATAAGAAATTAGCTAAATCCAAGGGGGTTGGATATGTCACTTTTCACCCGGGACAAATCACTCATAAACACGGAGGGATGCCAACAAATAAAGGGACTCGTTATATTATCGTTTCATTTATAAATGAGGATAAGGCTCAGGAGGAGCACGTAAAAGGTTTAGAAGAATTTGCAACGAACAACGGATACTATGATAAATAAAATAATACACTTTTCAGACTTACACCTAAGATTATTTCAGTACCACTCCCAATATAAGGAGATATTGACGGAGGCTTTTAAACAGTGGAAGGAAATTAAACCGGATAGAATTGTCTTTACGGGGGACTTAGTTCACTCTAAAAACCAAGTAACCCCAGAACTTATTGAGGTGACTAGGTGGATATTAGATGAATGTAGTAAAATTGCTAAGACCGTCGTCATTATAGGTAATCACGATTTCGTTGAAAATAATATGGAAAGGTTAGATACCATCACTCCAATCTTAGATTCAATGAAAGACGATAATATTGTTTACCATAAGGACAAGGGATTATATGAGGATGATAATATAGTTTGGGTGGTTTATTCACTTAGAACACATAACGAACCCCCGGTTATTAAGAGAGTTGAGGGTAAGACCCATATCGGACTGTTTCACGGACCGGTACAAGGACTATCTACGGATATTGGGTTTGAGTTTGAGGATGGATATGACCCATTTAAGTTTAAGGGTTGTGATTTGGTTTTATGTGGTGATATACATAAGAGACAAATTTTTGATTTCCCAGGAGGGAAGGCATATATGATTGGTTCGACAATCCAACAGAATTTTGGGGAGTCAGTATCCAAACATGGGTACGGTGTTTATGAGGTCGATACAGACACTTACGAATTTAAAGATTTAGAAAATAATAGCCCTTTCCTACAGTTTAGGATTACGGATATAGAAGACATAGATAATGGAAAAGAAGTTTTGCATAACGGTTAATAAAGAAACCATGGATTTTTGTGAGCTTAATAAGATTAAGGATGTTCGGTCATTTGTGGTCGAATGTTTTAAGAAGGGGTTAACTATACAACGTTATGGTGAGACCCCATCATTCCTTGCGAAGGAAAAAGAAATTGTCGAGGTTATTAAGGAGGTTGAGGTAATAAAAGAAGTTGAGGTAATAAAGAGAGTTCCGTTTGAAAAGATAGTTGAAGTTGAAAAAATTATTGAGGTACCGATTGAGGTGGTTAAGATAGTTGAGAAAATAGTACATAAAGACGTTCCGTTTGAGGTGATAGTTGAGAGGAGTGTTTATGTTACTGACGATGAGAAGTTAGAGAAGAAAAACAAAGAAATTGCGAAACTAAGAAAAGAATTGAAGACTAAACCTAAGGAAGTTATTAGGGAGGTTTTTAGAGACGTTGATAATGAAGAGGCGGACGATTTAAGGGTTAAGAATAAAGAGTTGGAGGAAAGTATTCTCAAGTATGATAAGATGTTTGAACAATTTGAGAAGAAAATGACACCAGCAGTTAGAAAAAGAGACAATTTATATGATGATTAATTTATTTTTATTTGCGTTTATCGCTTATGGTATGTCTACCATAATCGTTTATGGTTCGATATTTGAGACGTTCAGAACCTTATTAATGAAGGTAAACCCGTGGTTTTTGGGTAAGTTGGCTGAATGTATGTTATGTACGTCTACGTGGGTGGGGTTTCTACTCTCATTTACGATGTTTTCACCGACTAGTAGTATTTATGGAATAGACATTCCATATAGTATCTTCTTCGATGGTATGTTTACTGCTGGAATTGTTTGGTCAATAAATGCCATTATAGAATGGTTTGAGGGTTAAATTAAAATATTATGTTTAAAAGAGTTAGGGAATTTTTTGAGAGTATTGTTAGGGTAACACCTGTTATGTTTAAAGATGAGGTTTTAAACGGACTTAATCATGTTTACGATTTAAAACTCTATGATTTTGAAAATGATTGGACGCCAGGTACAGGTGCGGATACCTACGTTAGCGGGTTAAATCACCAATGGTTTGGGAATGGTTCAGTGGTCTTGGGTGATGGAATTGAGTTGTTGACGAAATACAACCCAATAGAGTTTAATGGGGAGACTTTTGAGTATGAGGTTGGTAAAATAGTATCTAAATTCCCAATGGGGTGTGGATATTATAGTATTGATATTGTTTTACCGGAAGGTTCACGATTAAACCCACGGATAGTATTATCATTAGATAATGGATACGAGGTTACTTTATTTGATGGTAAGACGGATAATAAGGGGTGGTATAAATCGATAGAGAGTGAGTTTTTACGTGTTAAAAAACACAAAATAGATGGAATTTCACTTAACGTTGGGTTTTTATTAAAAGATGGTAAGGTACAACTATATTATAATGGTATTTTAGTTAGGGACATTAAAACCCCTGATGAGTTAGTGTCTTTAGCTCGGTTAAATGAGTGTAATTTAATAATAAGTAACGAATGTTTACCTGAGATTGAGGGTAATGCCGTAATGGACGATACCACGATGTTAGTTAAAGAGGTTACTTACTATAAAGAGTAAGTAAAAAGTAAAATTATGGTATTAAGATATGGGTCAAAAGGGAACGAAGTTAGGGAGTTACAAGAATTTTTGGGTATTT